TGATCGTGCGCGACTCCCTGGCGGCAGCGCTCCGCGAACGTCTCGATACCGACTTCATCAATCCGGCCAAGGCCGCCTCTGCTGGCGTGTCCCCGGCCTCGATTACCAATGGAGTCGCCGCGCCGAATTCGGCCGGCAATGATGCGGACTCCATCCGTGAGGACATCCGCACCATCTTCGGGACCTTCATCGCGGCCAATAACGCTCCGACCTCGGGCGTGTGGATCATGGCAGCAACGACGGCCCTCTCGCTGTCGCTGATGCAGAATCCGCTCGGCCAGTCGGAGTTCCCCGGCATCAGCATGAACGGCGGTACGCTGTTCGGCCTGCCGGTGATCGTGTCCGAGTATGTCCCGACCGTCTCGGCCGGCGGCTATGTCTTCCTCGTCAACGCCCAGGACATCTATCTGGCAGACGAAGGCGGCATCACCCTCGACATGAGCCGCGAAGCCTCGCTGCAAATGAACGACGCTCCGACCACTCAGGATGCCACGACCGGCACCGGCACTTCGCTGGTCTCGCTGTGGCAGACCAACGCGGTCGGCTTCCTCGCCGAACGGACCATTAACTGGGCCAAGCGGCGTGCGAGCGCGGTTGCTGCGATCGACACTGTCAATTGGGGCCAGCCCGGCTCCTAAAATCATCCCTGGCCGCGCCCTTAACCGGGCGCGGCCGGTTTTTCCTTTTTACGGGAGGCGTGAAATGATCGGCGCAATATCCTTCATTCAGCTTATCCGGTTCATCGGGTCCGCTGGGCAATCGGGCGGCAGTACCGTTCCGGCGAACGTGCTGACGCTCAACGGGCAACCCCTCATCCTAAACGGCACTTACCTCGTCCTCGGAGCCTGACATGAGTATCGACATCACAAACCCCGGCGGCAATGAAGCTCAGTTGCAAGCCGCCTTGCGCGGCCTTGTCGGGGGGTGGGTGCCGCTCGCATCCGGCATTATCTCTTCGCCGCAACTGTTCATCGACGTCGATTTGCCCGAGGGCTTCATTGCCTATCGGCTTTCTTGTGTCGGCCTGTCGATGGATGGCCTCAGCTATCCCTCTTACGTGCTATCCGATGACGGCGGCGACACCTACCACATCGATAATGATGAGTTCACCTCATACATCTATTACGAGGAATACCACGATGGCGGTTCATCCGCGCCGTTCGCCGGTCAATCATCTAACGGCCGTGCCCCACTGACGAGCTTTTGGCTCGCGGAAGGTGACCGATTCGCCATGACCCTGGATATCGATCCAGGCGCTACCGGAAGCTGGGCCGTCATCTCCTCTCACCTTTGGGCAGCGAACTCGGCATTGCAGTGGGCGCGTCTTCAGTCCTTTCCGTTTCCCTGGACTGGCCGAATGAACGCCATGCGCCTCGGTTCGGCGAATGCCTTCGATGCCTCGCCGGTCAATCGCCAGTTTGTCAGCGGCGCTTACAGCCTCTTGGGCATACCGGCATCATAAAGAAGGAGCTTCTCGCCATGAAATCTCAAGGCTACCTGACCCGCGCCATGCAGTCGTCCGATCCGCGTTATCTTCAGGTGTTGCTTCGGCTCGGTTATGTCATTCCCTCCGCGCCGATGCCCGGCGGCCAAGCCGCTCCCGCTCCCGCTCCCGCACCCGCACCAGTCGCAACCGCACCAGCCCCGGAGCCTGAAGAGACCGAAGAGGAAAAAGAGCTGAAGAAGGTTCGCGATGATTATGAGCGCGTGACCGGCAAACGCCCGTATTACGCCTGGGACGCGGCCGAGCTGCGGCGCCGCATTGCGGACTTCCGGAAAGCGGAAGCCCATTCGCAGGGCAAACAGGGATAAATCAAGGTGCGGCTATTCGGAATCCCCCTCCCGTTTACCGGCGAGCGCAAGGCGCTGTCGTCCGTCACTGAGAACCGCGCCGGCTGGTTTCGCGTTTTCGAAAGCTTTTCCGGCGCGTGGCAGCAAAACGTCACGGTCGATCGCGACCTCGTGCTGTCCTATCACGCGATCTATGCCTGCATGACGCTGATCGCGGCCGACATCTCCAAGCTGCGCATCAAGCTCGTTCAGCAGGACCCGGATACCGGCATCTGGAGCGAGATCAGGAATAACGCTTATTCCCCGGTTCTCCGCAAGCCGAACCCCTATCAGAACCGCATCCAGTTCCTTGAAAACTGGATTTTGTCGAAGCTCATTCGCGGCAATACTTACGTCCTGAAGGTGCGCGACAATCGCGGCGTGGTTACCGGCATGTATGTGCTCGACCCGAACCGGGTCACGCCGCTGGTCTCTGATAGCGGCGAGGTGTTTTACCAGCTCATGACCGACAATCTGGCGGCGATCGAAAGTGACATCGTCGTGCCGGCGCGGGAGATCATTCACGATCGCATGAACTGCCTGTTTCACCCGCTTGTCGGCGTATCGCCAATCTTCGCGGCCGGCGTCGCCGCGACACAGGGCCTCCGCATCCAGAATAACTCCGCCCAGTTCTTCGGCAACAATAGCCAGCCGGGCGGCATCCTGACGGCGGCGGGCGCGATTTCCGATGACACGGCGGCACGGCTAAAGGCGGCCTGGGAATCCGGCTACACGGGCAAGAATGCCGGCAAGATCGCCGTTGTCGGCGACGGCCTGGAGTTCAAGCAGCTCACACTGACGGCGGAAGACAGCCAGTTGATCGAGCAATTGCGCTGGACCGCCGAAGTGGTCTGCTCGGTCTTTCACGTGCCGCCCTACAAGATCGGCATCGGCCCAATGCCGACCTACAACAATATCCAGTCGCTGAACGTAGAATATTATTCCCAGTGCCTGCAAAAGCTGATCGAAGACGCGGAGCTTTGCCTGGACGAAGGGCTACAGACGAAGGACGGGGTTGGCACCGAGTTTGACCTCAAGGGCCTTCTGCGGATGGACAGCGTCACGCAGATGGAAATGCTGGACAAGGGCATCAAGGCCGGTCTGCTTTCGCCCGACGAAGGCCGCCGCGATCTTGATTTACCCCCGGTTCCCGGCGGTAACACGCCATACCTTCAGCAGCAAAACTACTCGCTTGCCGCCCTGGCGAAGCGTGATGCCCAGGAGAACCCATTCGGCGCATCCAAGCCGGAACCAGCGCCGCAACCGGCGGCGCCACCGGCTAATGATAACGAAATGGAAGCGGAAGCCCGCGCCGCTCTAATTGAACTCTACAAGGGACTCCGCTGATGGATGGTTTCGACGGCAAGGCGTTTGGCGTGGAAATCGTCAGCGTCGTGAAGGATTTTCTTGAGCGGAACCTTTCCCCGGTGATCGTTCGGCTTGATGCGCTGGAAAAGCGCCTGACAGAGCAACCGGCTCCAAAGAACGGAGTCGACGGCAAGGATGGCAAGAACGGCAAAGACGGCGCCGACGCTGACCCGGAAATCGTCGCGGAGCTGGCACGGCAGAAGATCGCCGGCGAGCTGGCGGAGCTACGGGCGACGGTCGAAGCCATCCCGCCGGCACCGGAGCTGCCGGACGTGGCCGCAATGATCGAGCGCGCCGTGAATGCGCTTCCCACTGAGGAAACCGTCGCGGCGATGGTTGAAAAGCGCGTTTCGGAGCTGCCGGAGCCGCCGGCCCTACCAGAGCCGCCGGATGTCGGCGCAATGATCGAAAGCGCCATGCTTCCCTATGAGAAAGCCGTCGAGGCCCTGATTGAGAAGCGCATCGCGGAGCTGCCGCCGCTGCCGGAGCTGCCGGAGCTGCCGGACGTAGACGGCATGATCAAAGCGGCAATCGAGACGGTTCCCACGGTCGATGAGGCCACTATCCGCAACATGATCGAAGATCAGATCGCGGAGCTGCCGAAGCCGCAGGACGGCAAAAGCGTGACTGTTGAAGATGTGGCGCCGCTCATTGACGAGCAGGTTGCCAAGGCGGTTGCCGCAATCCCCGTGCCGAAGGACGGCGCACCGGGCAAGGATGGGATCGACGGCAAAGACGGCGCACCCGGCAAGGATGGCGTTGGCTTCGCCGGGGCGATCATCGACCGCTCCGGCCACCTGAACATGACCCTCACTGACGGTCAGACACGCGACCTCGGCCCGGTTGTCGGCAAGGATGGCAAGGACGGCGAGCCCGGCAAGGATGGAGCTCCAGGCAAAGACGGCCTGGGCTTCGAAGAGATGGACGAAATCCTGGACGAAGACGGCCGGACCATCATCCGCCGCTATTCGCGCGACGGCCGGATCAAGGAATATCGTCACACCTTCGGCGTCGTGCTGGATAAAGGCGTCTTCAAGGACGGCACTGAATATCAGCGCGGCGACGGCGTGTCCTATGGCGGTTCCTTCTGGATCGCTCAGGGCACGACCACGGACAAGCCGGATGACAAAACCGAAACCGGCCGGAAGAGCTGGCGGCTTGCCGTCAAGCGCGGCCGGGATGGCAAGGACGGCATCGTGAAGGCCGAAAAGAAGGTGGAGCCGATTAAGGTCGGCGTTCCTTCGAAGGATGGTGGCGATGACGATTAAGCTGGTCTCACTGGCAAGGGTCAAAAGCGCCCTCCGCATTGACACCAACATCGATGATGAGCTGCTTGACGCCTACATCGCGGCGGCGTCGGCGGCCGTGGTCAATTATCTCAAGGCGCAAGCCGAGGTATTGCTCGACCTGGACAGCGGCGGTGAAATGCCCTCCGGCACCGAAGTGCCGGCGGAGATCGAAATCGCCACGATCATCCTTGTCGGGCATTTCTACAAGGAACCGGACGGCGACGCCGAAGGAGCGTTCGAGCGGG